CCGATGCGGCCGAGCTGTTGATCTGCGGGGAGCGCGATAAGTTCACGCGCAGAGAGGCCAAGCGCGTCGAGGTACTGCGCGGCTTTAGAGGCGGGATCTTGAGCGGCGGTGAGCGTGACGGTGAGTTTCTTGAGCCCGCCTTCGAGCGCCTGCTGGGAGACGTCGGAGATCTTGGCGGCGTACTGAAGTTTGGTGAGTGCTTCGGTGGTGATCCCGAGCTTTCCGGCGAGGATGTTGGCGGCGTCTGCCTGGTCGATGGCGGACTTGACGAAGAGCGCGGTGCCGGCTGCTGCAGCGGCGGCGGTGGCGGCGCCCCATTTTGCAGCGGAGACGGCCATGCCACCGAGCTGCTTCTGCCAATCGCCAGAGAGCTTGAACGTGGAGGAGCCGGTCGTTTTTACTTTGGTGTTGAGCGAGTCGAGCTGCTCGGCGGTGAGCTTGATGGCTTTCTGCGCGCCGGTGGAATCACCGGTGATGAGTACCGCAGTTTTGTATTCTTTAGCCATCGAGGAGATCATCCAGTGGTTGCTTGCGGAAACCTGCCAGAGCGCCACGCTCGAGCAGCCGGAGATCATCGAACATCGCGCCAGGCTCAGCCGTGGCACGCATCTGCAGCACGGCCCAGACTGCGGCGTAGTCGAGGCCAGAGACGCCGCCCATCGGCAGCGTGCGCCACTGTGTCGCAAGCGCTGCGAACGTCTCAAGCGCCGGCCAGTTCTCGTTCCACACCAGGTAATCAGGACGCGTCAGGTGTGCGATCGCTTCGGGTGGCAGCTCAATCCCCATCTGCCGGTAGGTGGTAATCGCGTCGTCTTCCGCCGGCGCAGCACTTGCCCAGTGCCAGCCAGCGGCAATCAGTTTTTTCTGCGGTGCGACTCAAGCCAGCGGTTACCGCCGATCAAGCCTAGAAACGCGTCCACGAGCGCCACGCGGTAGGGCTGCGCATCGAGCACAGCGGCCAGATTCTCAGGCGTGAATTCCACGTCGCCGTCGTCGTTGGTAAGCGTCCAGCCGACGAGGTAGCGCGGGAGGATCACGTCCCACGGATCGTTGTCGCCGCTTTCAACGTCTTTGATCTCGCGCAGCACGTCGCGCTTTTCCGTGACGGAGATGGTGCGGAACGTGACATCGAACTTGACCGCAAGAATCTTGCCGTGGCTTTGATCGATTTCAGCGGTGGTTGGGATGGTGATCTGGTTGATGAGGCCTTTGAGCAGTGCCATATGTTTTCGCCGTTGTTTAGCCGTTGAAGAAGTTAGCCGTTCGAGAAATAAGGCGGCCACACCGGCACGGCTAAGACACCGGCGTGGCCTTCCCCGGGGATCGTTACTTAACCGTGATGACCAGCTCGTCGTTGCTGCTGTTCGCGGTGTAGATCGTGTCCATCGCGTAGGTCACGATGCCGTCAGAGTTGCTGATCGTAGGCGAGCCGAGCTGCACCTTCGGACCGTCCAGCTGGACGATGTTGCCAGCGGTGAGGCCGTGGATCAGCTGAATGGTGGAAAGCGTGATCCCCGAGTGCGCCTCGGCTGCGGCGAAGTAGTCCTTCGTGCCAACCGCCGGCGCCTCGATGGTGACGGAGCCGCGGACATTGCGGTCGGTTAGCTCCACCGTCTCGGAGCCGATGAGGTTCCGGTACACGATGGAGTTGCCGTAATCCACCGACATGCTCTCGCAGAACGCCGAGTAGGCATGCAGCGAGAACGTCGGCGTGTTCGTCTTGGTGACGGCAACCGGCGTCTGGAACGAGGTGAGCGTGAGCGCAGGGTTTGCGACTGCGGTAGGACGGGTGTAGAGGCCTGTAAACTCGAAATCGAACGTCGGGATCTGGCCGCGCTGAATCGAGATCTTCACGTTCCCGCGCGCGCCTTTGATGATGTGCTGCTGACCGTCCACGAAATAATAGATGGTGCAGGACTTCAACGCCGTGGATGCCGGCGAGTACACGACGGAAACGCCAGCGTTGGTCGTCTCTGCCATGCCGCACGCGAGCAGGAGTGGACCGTATTTCGGAGCGGTTCCGGCTGCACCACCGCCAGCGACCTCAACCGAGAACGCAACCGTGACATACGGCCCGGTGTTGATCTCCGACTGCGCGCCCCAGGTGCTGCGGTCGAGATCGCGCGTGACGCGGTTACCGAGCAGCGGCTGCGGTACGGCTCCCTTCGTCAGGATCGCGTTAGCTGCGCCGGTCGGCACAGGATCGACGTTGTAGGTGACTTCGGTCTTCGCCAAAACGGCGACGTTTTTGTAATACAGAGCCATGGGTTAGATCTCCTCTTCGGTGGACGGATCCGCCGAATCGGCGGCAGGGACTTCGGGAGCGGGAGGCGTGAACACGCCGTAGGGATCGCCGGTGGCCTCGACCAGTTCGGCCGGGACGTGCTGGTCGTCCACGAGGTAGTAACGACCCCCCTTCTCAGGGTGTTCGGGTGTCGGCATGGCTGATCTCCAGAAACGAAAAAGCCCGCGCGAGGCGGGCTTGGTGGTGGTGCTGTCGGTCGTCAGGCTTCGGTGATGAACACCGAATCGGTGTAGGTCTCACGCCAGAGGCGCAGGCCGCCGACGCCGGCTACTTGTGAGCCAGCGGCGTACTCAACCTCGAAGTGGTAGGCCGTCTGCTGCCAGCCGAGCAACACAGCTCGAATATCGGCAGCAAGCGCCGGCACGTCGTTGTTGATCGTGCAGATCAAGATCCCGTAATCGTCGGTAACGCGCTGCTTCGTGATGTTGTCGAATGCGCTGGTCTGCGCGCTGCGGCCGAGGCTGTAGACGTACACCGCAGGCAGCGTCTGGGATGCGCTGCACATGTAGGTCAGCTCAACCTGCATTGCACAGATGAATAGCTGCGCTTCGTCTTCGTAATCGAACATCAGATCGGTGGTTTCGATGGCAAGCGCGGATCCGGCCATGGACGTCTTGATGCTGCCGACAAGATCAAAGAGCGCGTCGTAGCCGGTGGCCTTCACCGTCAACAAATAGCTGTCGGTCTGCGTGATGGCGAACCCGTCGTAGTTCCCCTGCGCCGATCCGATAAGCTGGTAGATTATCGACGGCTGCGCCGGATCCTCCCGTTGCGTCACCGGATACATCCGCGTCGACACCAGCGAGTTGAGCAAGCTGTAAAGCGCGGCGCTCGAGTCGTAGTTGATCGGCGAGCCGGCAGGATCTGCCGTCACCACCTGGCCCAGCGAGCCGACGGTGAGGAGGCGTGTCACGATGGCGGAGACGTCCATCAGGTGCCCTTCTTGTCGAGGTAGCGCGTCACGCCTTCCCAGAATCTGTCAGAGACTTGCGAGCCGGCCGCATCAAGTGCGGTGCCGATGAATGGCTTCGGCCGAAAGCCTGCGACGTTGGCTGCACGGAAGAGCCCACCACGGATCGTCATTGCCTTTTTGCGCTTGCCGATCTGCTCGGCTGCGTAAGTCGCGCCGAACTTTTTGGCGAGCCGCGCGTTGCGCTTCGCGTTGCCAGGCTTGAATGCGCTCGCGTAGACCCGGTGCGCCTTGGCGCCGGTCTCTTCCAAGATGTGAACCATCCACGCATCGGCTGAATACTGCGAACGCTTCAAGCCTTTGCCAATCTGGCGCGCGGAGAGCCGAACATTCTTCGGTCCTACGCTTACGGCTTCGAGGTTGGCGCTGATGCCGGCTCGCGCTTTGGCGGATGCGGAGAACGTTTCATGGCTAATGGAGCGGGACAGCGCACCAGTCAACCGCGGCGCATTGGCGCGCATCGAGGCCTTGATTGGCTGCGCTGCGAACACGAGGCCAGAGCGAACGGCCTTCGACTGGATGCCGTCAGCCAGCATGGCAAGCCGGCGCGACACGTCGGCCATCTCCTGCGGCTGGACGTCAATCATTGATCTGCCTGCACATCAGCACGAGCTCACGCCGGCGTGCTCGTGGCGTGATCGGCGGCCCGACAACCTCCAGTAGCTCAGAGCCCCATACCACACGGCTGCCGCTGGTGACGCCGGAGATCCAGCGCATCCGAACCTTGTAGGTGATCTCGGAGTTTATTTGCTGTGCAGCGAAGAACTCGCGCCCCTCAAGCGGTGCCACGTCCGCACGCACAGTGGCCAACGTCGTCCAGGCGTCAACCTCGGCGCCACGCGCGCTTCGGGTTGGCGTGTTGGATTGAACCGATACCGTCTCGCGCAGCAGCTGCATCACACCACCATCCGTCGGTGCGGAGCGAGCAACAGCTCAAAGCCTACGGATGCAGGCGCCGTCATCGTGCCCTGCACACTTTCGGTAGTTTGATCGAACAGCTCAGCCAGCCGCATCAGCACTGCTTGGCTGAAGTCCTCAGGCACCAGCTCGGCCGAGGTGAAGCCGCACACCATCGTGATGCGCACGGCGCCGGGCTTGCCGTCTTTGGTATCCGGCCAGCTGTCCACCGGCAAAATCCGCGGCGTCATGCCGCTGATGTCGGAGTAGTAGTCGGTGTTCAGTACTAGCGTCTGCTGCACGTTGTTGGTGTCGTCGTACTGCACCGATGAGATCGAGGCCACCGGATACACCGCCAGATCGATGGCGCCGGCCGGGAACGTATCCAGCTCGAGCCGCACGGTTTGCGTCAACGCGCGCATGCCGGTGTGCGCTTCAGCCTGCAGGCGTGCCGTTTTAATCAGACGCAATAGCCTGCCGTCGTGGCTGGTGTCGTCAATGATCGACACCTGAGCTTTGGCGTCGTCCAAGCTCACCGGCTCTTCGGTTGGCGCCGTCACGGTTATGAGCTTCATGCGAGGCTCTCGGCGTAGGCCACGGCGCCGGGATCGGTGTCGATCACGCCGATGGACAGAAACTGCGCCACCAGTTCGGCCGGCACGTCCACGACGTCATCGGTGTTGCCGAGCTGACAGGCAGTCAAAACACGAGCGCGCACAGCGCCGCCCGCGTCGGGTTTCTTTCGAGCCATGGTGTCGTCTCAGAAAGAGGAAGAGGTGCGCCGGCCACCCATCGGATGGCAGGCGCGGTAGCGCTTAGGTGGCGCTGTGGGCGTAGTACTTGACCGCGTTCGTGTCGATCAGGTTGCCGCCGGTACGCATCCATGCGAGGAAGCCGACCTGGCCGAGCTTGGTGTAAGCCGAGTCGGTAAACCGGAACATCTGCACATCCATCGCGTCGCGGATGATGTACTTGGAGAAGTCCCCGAACAGCAACGTCTTGGCGTTGGCAGCGGGTGCTGCCATGTCGTTGTTGACGTACAGCGGATAACCCATCAGCAAGTCGTAGGGAACAGCCGTCGACTGGTCGGAATAGCCACCCGATCCACCGACTGCAGCCTGAATGCCCTGCAAATCGTTCGGCGTCCACAGCGGGCGGTTTTGACCGTCCTTCAGCTTGCGCAGCACTTTCACCAGCGAGTCGGGCGCCATGAACACACAGCGTGAGGCCCGGTACGCGGGATCAACGCTTGCCATCAAGTCGATGAGGTCATCAAAGATGATGGTGAGCGTCTGGCCGGTGGTGCCGACCTTTCCAGAAGCGGCGCGGGGAACCACTCCATCAGGCTGAGCACTGCCAGAGCCAACCGTGAACGCGGTGTTACCCACGCGGCCGAGGCGCTGAGCCAGGCGGCCCATAATGAAGGCCTCAATGTCCACCACCGAATCCTGCAGCAGCTCGATAGGAGCGGCTACGATCTTCGAGGAGGCCTTGTAGACGTTGAGCGAGACGGTGCCGAACACGGGATCCGCCGCGGTGGCAGTGATGTTCTGCGCGATCCACTCGCCGGTCTCCGCCGTGCCGTCCGAAGTCGGAAAGCTGAGCGGCTTGCCGTCTGCCGTGGCGAGCACGGTGGACAGAGCGCGCATGGCGCCGTAGGCCTTCATACTGTCGACGAGCGCCGAGCTGATGAGGTTGGGGACGGTGTATCCGCCTTCCGTCGTGGTCGTGGTGCTCAGCGTGTTGCTGAACGCCGAGACCTGCTCCGCAGTGAAGCCCTTCTCGCCCTTTCGAGCCCAGGTGTTCCAGAGCCCGCGCTCGGTGAGGTCACCGGCGTTGCTGGTGGAGATGGACGCATCGCCGAAGCTGCGCTCAGCCTCGATGTCTGCGAGACGCTGGACGTTCGAGATCTTCTGATCGATATCAGAGATCTCGTTGGTCAGGTTGTCGTAGGACACCTGGTTGTCAGCGGACCAGTCCTTGCCGGCGGTGGTGTCCATCAGTTCGCGCGCTTGCTTTGCAACTACTTTGCGGCGCTCGCGCATATCGTTTACGTTAAATGCCATGGTGGCTTTCCTCGTTGGTGAAACAAAAAAGCCGCCAAATGGCGGCTGGTATCGAGCGGGCGGCGAGCGCCTTAGCGCGATTCGGAGGCGAAAAAAAAGGCGCCCTGAGGCGCCCTTGTTTCGGTGGTGTTACGTGTTAAGCAGCAAGCTTCTCCAGCATTGCCAGGCGGCGAATGCGGTGCTCGTGCTCGTGGTTGGAAACGGGTTCGGGTGCTGCTGGCTTCGGCTCAAGCAGTTCCTGCGGTGCGTTGCGATAGGCCGTCAGGTTCCAGCGATTGCTTGCCTGCTTGCCGGTTTCAACGCGATCAGCGAAGCCTTGATCCACCGCGTCTTGCGCCGAGAACCACGTCTCGGCGTTCATCCAGTCGCCGATCTGTTGCGCCGGTTTGCCGCTCTTCGCGACGTAATCAGCAACGAAGCTGTTGTCGAGCTGCTCCAGCGTGCCGGCCATGCTGAGCATGTCGCGGCGATCACCGAGCACGCCGGCCTGCGCGTTGTGGATCATCATGAAGCTGCCCTCTGCCATCACGACGGAGTTGGCTGCAATGGCAATCCAACTTGCGGCGCTGGCAGCGAGGCCGTCGATATAGGCCGTCACCGTGGCGGGATGTTCTTTAATCGCGGTTGCCATAGCGCGGCCGTCAAACACGGAGCCGCCAGGGGAGTTAATGCGGAGATTGATATGCTTGGCGTCGATGCTGTTCAGCGCCTGCACGAAGTCTTTAGCCTGTACGCCATCCCATCCGCCGATCATGTCGTATAGATAGACGGTGGCGATGTCGGCGTTAACCACTACGTTGAGCGTCTCGCGTGGCGTGGTCATGTTGCATATTTCAAGCTGGCTGCGTTGCATTGTTTGCCCCTGCCTTCGTCAGTTCATCACCGCCGGGAATCGGCGGCAGGTTTTTGAGGCGTCGCACCTCGTTGATTGTCATCCAGCCCTGAGCGCCGGGACCGCCTAGTGCTTTGGTGAGGTAATCCGTCTGCGCTGCGTTATCGCCTTCGAGCCAGCCTTGACGGTTGAACTCCAAGAAGAAGCGCTCGCGCGTCGGCCAGAGCTTGCGGTTTAGTTCCTGCTCGATCATCACCAGGCGCGGGTTTAGCGTGAACGTCAGGAACGCGCGCAGGATCTGCTCGACACCTGATCCCCAGCTCGACGTCTTCTCGCTCTCACCGATCAGGACGGGTGGCACACCGAACGCGCGCGCGATGTCGATGACCTGCCACTGCCGCGTCTGCAGGAGTTGGCTGTCTTGCGGTGACAGTGAAACCTGCGAGATCTTCCCGCCGTTCACCAGCACGAGAGGCCGGTGGCTGTTATCAATGCCTGAATACTTTTCATCGAACTGAGCGCGCAGGAAGTCGGCTTGCTCTGCCTTCGGTGCTACGCCTGCCGGGTATTCGATGGCAATCGACGGCGAGGCGCCTCGCTGGAAGAATCCGCCTGCGTGCAGATCGGCTGCGAGCGCAGTGCCGATGGCTTGCCGGCCGGCGTAGCCAATTACCGATTCGCCCCTCAGGCCGTTAAATCCGTAGCCCGGAAAATGGAGGATGTCTTCCTGCAGGATCCCGCGCGTCTTGCCGCCTTCTTCGCGGTAGGCGTAGATAAGCCGGCCGTCAGTGGCTTCGCTCACCACCACCTGATCGCGCTCCAGCGGCACCAGCGCCTTGATCTGGTTCGAGCCCTTGGACGTGCGCACGATCTCGCAGAGGCCGTCCCCACGGAGCAGGATCGACGAGATCAGCCACTCCCACATCGAGGCGGCGGTCATGCCGGGACACGGTTGCTCATTCAGCAGCCACTGAAGCGGGTGATCCACTTTTCGCCGGCCGTCTGCGGTGCGCTCGAAGATCGGGATGGGTGTCGAAGCGATGGTGCCGGCGATCAGGTTCACGCAAGCGTAAACGGCTGCGGATCGCTTAGCGCTTTCAGCAGTGACGCTGACGCCGGCAGCCGTTGGCACTACACCAAACGTCGACCACAGCTGGCTGTCTGCATCCTGCCATCCGCCAGCGTTGCGGAATTCAGCGCGCAGGGAATCCAGCTGCCTGTTCAATTCTTTCTGGGTGGTGAGTCCAAACATCAGAGCACCATGCAGAGATCGGAATTCATTTCTTCCTCCACGGTCGCAACCGATACAGCCATGGCAAGCGCCACCATGCCGTCGATGCGTCCGGTGCTTTTCGTCTTGGTGAATTTGCGGTTATCCGCCGGATCGCGCTGAACCGTGGCATTCGCGGCGCACATCGTTAGCACTGGGTGCATGCCGTGGCGC